ACACAAAGACCGGTACAACACAGCTAATGAGCCAAATTACACTGTCTCTAGATTGACCTCACTCACATCCTGGACACAGTGCGACTGCCTCACCCACCCACCCACCATGATTTTAGATTTTAATTTTGAAGGAGACACTCACTACTTGTTTTTAGATCTCCTAAGATCTATCAAGTGAGTGATTAGCATTCGGCCTAAAGCCAAGATAATCACTAAGGTAAGCAGGGCCAGAATTATGTACCCAATGATCATTAGAACAGCCTTAATTGGTCCCCCTAACCAACTAAAGAGCCCACTGGCCCATCCCATGATGTCCCAGTCACCTCCTTTGGGGTTCACAATTGTTGAGCTGCCACCTGATTCCGACCTATCATCAAATGGGTTGTAGGCAATAAGTGTCCCTTTTATTATAACAGGGCTCTCCTCTCCACCACATGAGTACAGCAGTGATTCTCTTATCTCTGGCTGGCCAAAATGCAGTATTTTGCAAACCTCTTCTGTGCCAGGAGTTACATGAGTCATAAAATTGACTGTCATGTCCTTATTATGAGCTGTGAAGACACCTTGCTTGTCAGATTTAATCTTTAGGCAGACCTGAGCCCCTTCATTGCATGAGTAGCACCCACTGATATTGAGGAAAGAAGCAGAGCAGATGGCAGTGGTTGTCTCAAACTCAACATCGAAGCCATCCAGAACTAGAGTGATTTCTGCTTGTATGACAGCATTGCTCATTGCTTGGACTGTGGTTCTGTCGATGGATCCCGCAAATGTTTTCCCATTCCTAGTTTGAGGCAGAGCTCCCCTCTTGAAGACTGTGAATGGGTCCACTAGAGAGGTAGTGCACTCAGCAAGATCAAGCATTGGTCTATACTTTATCAGGTTTGGCGCTCTAAGACAGGATTTGTGAGCTGTGATCACAGCAGACTCTGAGTTGCACCTGATTTCTCCTATAAAGCCCTCTCTAGGGATTGTAGAGAACTCCTCATCCACTATAGCATACTCCCCTCTGGAGTTTCTCATGAAGCTAAAGCTATTGCTGCCAGAAATAGATTCTGCATCTAGCCCTAGTGTCATTGAGCCCCACTCCATAAAACGTGTGCTCATGCTCCCCATGATTATTGTTTCCTTGTTCCCTGCAGGGTTCTTTACATCAAACTTAATCCTATGCACCCAGTCAACACAGGAAAACACCTTTAACCCTTCTGCTTTTGTACTCTTGAAGTATGCATGTACAAAAAGACAAGATGGGTTCAGATTGAAGCAGCCATAGCCTATACCTCCGCTCTGTTCAAAGCACTTATTCTCATTCATGACCGAGTTATTACCCATGCCAGAGAACTCGTTAGACAGCTGGTCATCTCTCCACTCAAGGCAGCGTGTCTTTTTGCATTCTGCGACAAGGTGACATCTTCTGGAGCTCAAGCACTTAGGACTAAACTGCCCAGTCCAGTAAGTTTGCCCCTCTCTGCAAGTTAACTCACTAGCAACCGTCTTTATTGAGATGTATTTCTTAGTCTCACCCGATGGGCCACGCAAAATCAGACAGCTCTCTGAGCCTATTGATCCTGCTCTAAGGGTCACCGTCCCTGAGTAAGTGCACACCATTCTGCCATCCACTGTGGAGCATTTTGTTATCTTGCTGCTGGCAACCACAGTTTCGGAGCAGGGACTGGCTACTGTTAAGATAGAGAGAAACAGTCCTATCTTGAATGCATATCTCGGGATAGGAGGTTGTCTGTGGGGTCTTACAATGCCTCTCTCAGGATCATTCCAGCCTATCTCTCTGTTTAGACTCTCCATTTGTCTGTTCCAACCACTCTTTATTCTCCTGACAATCCACATAATCAGGTAATAAATCCAACTCAACGGGGACAAGGCCTTCTTAGGTATGATTTTGAGAATACGAAGCACCTTGTAAGTAGCATACAAGGCCACTAGTGAGCTAGAGGTGAGCAGCAGAACCACAACAAATGCACTAATGGCTGTGTGACACTGATAGTTTATCAACCCATGAGTGCAAATAATGCAGTTGTGGACAAGGCAGGGATCTCTCGGGGGGCAGTTGACCACTACATGAGTATTTGTTGTTGGATCGTCATGGGACAAATGCACACCAATACTTCCACCTGTAGAGGCAGTAAGCCCCGGGTATCGGACCCTAATTTCTGTGCTAGCTTTCTGAGTGGCACTGACACATGACCCATGAGAGCAGGCCACAGCAGATGTTATTCCAAAGCCAGTGGATCTTATGATGATATCATCCTTAGAACACTCTGTCACACATGTCAAACAGTCTCTACTGCTTGTGTCCCGTCTGGGCTCTGTTTCTCTAATTACTGTGGTCATCTCATAGCCCACACACACAGGTGTAACCCATGAGCCACTGTAAAGTACCTCAATAGGCCCAGCTCCTGGAGCAACAGTGCAATACGCCTCGGCAAAGTCTCTCACGCAACTGTAATGGTTGCAGAACACAGCATCTCCTGTGCATTTCTTTGATTTGGTTGTGTCGACAATCTTGCATTCACTAACTTTAACCCTCTTGAGCACCTTCTCAGCGACATCTATGCTATTTGTCTCTCCTATTAATCTATTATAAGTGTGACAAAGGAAAGCATTTGCAGCATGTTGTTCTTTGTTCCGCAGGGACAGCGTGTCCAGATAGTGCTTACCTTTCCCCTTAAGCACTACAAAAGGCACTTTCTCATAGCTTTGTCTGTTATTCTGACATCTCTTATATACCCTGCTACCTATACTGCAGACACCTTTTAACTTCATTATTGGCCCTCTATACTGCGTGTTTGAAATCTGACAGACAGCATCCTGCAGTGGCATGGATGCAGTAGTTAAAGATCCTGGGTTTTTCAGTTTCACACAAAACTTGCAGTTCTCTGATACCTCATGGCCATCCTTGCACGTCATGCTAGCATATTTGCCTTCTGTTGTGATGTAATGCACTCCTCTAATATTTTCAGGGCACCTTTCGTTGAAACTGTGAAGATCTCCAATACATGCAGCTGGTGTGTTAGAGTCATTCACTGTGCAGACTTTAGCATTATCCTTTTCAATGATATTGTCATGCATTGCTTCTAAGATGCTTCTATGATGAGCATGGGAGTTGAAGAAAGGAAACTTAGCCATGTCTGATAAAAGATTAAATCCAGGGCACACAGATGAGTAGTCGATGAGATTACATTTCGCGTCTGTTATGCCATCAACACTGTACTTTCCTGTTCCTGGTCTGTTCTTTAGATGAGGATCAGGGTTTAGATTCGCACCAACCCCAGCAACAGGAGATGCCAGTCCTAAGGCAGTGCTGAGCAGTATTAAGCTGCTAACTGTTGTTGCAGCCACCCTTGGTCTCTTTGTCGTTGTCAATTTGGTGGATCTCTCAATTTCGATTTGATCTCTTAGCCTTTGAATTTCAGCATCCTTTTGGACAGCCAGAGCCCGTGCTTCTTCAATTTCATCATGAATCCTCTTGTTCTCCACCATTTTCTTCTCAAGCTCAGCCTTGAAGTGCTTAATCTCCTCCATCTTCTCTTTGCTCAATTCTTTTGTTTTTTTAATGTCTTCAATCTCGACTTCCTTGAGATTCAGCAGCTTTCTGAGATTTTCAATCTCTCTTGTGATCTCACTGTTTATATGTTTGAGCTCTTTTTCACCTTGCTTGAGACTGTGGACCTCCTTCCTGGTTTCATCAGTGAGCCTTTTGTTTTCTTCTTCTAGGATTCTGATTAGTTGTTCCTTAACCATGGCATCTTTTGAAGATTCTTCCTTTCTTTCTTTGATCAGCTTCATCTCTGCTTTGAGCCTGCTGATCTCCTCAGCAAAGTCCGCCTTTTGCTGGTTGATCTCATTCAATCTGGAGCGATGCTCCTCTCTAGAAGCTTCTAGTTCCTTTCTTAAAGACTCCAGAGCCTTGAGCTTCTCAGTATTTGCGATCTCTTGCGCCTCTTTGACAGCAGTAGATATCTTCTCGTCAAGCTCCTCACTAGTGTACTTTGGTAGCTTCGTCTTTGGCTTGGGAGACCCCACGCTTATGAGATCTCTTATGTACTCTCTTCTTTGATCACAAGTGATCAAAGCAGGAACCTTGATAGTATCAGACTGCAGGTCATTTGACAACTCGATGTCCTCACCATTCCTGCTTAGACAGGCGAGCACATTGTCCCCTTCTCCATCATGTAAGGTTTTTATCTTAGCATGGATCTCATGCTTGGACATAGGTGTATGAACCCCATCAACCTTGCATGACAAAACATCATCAGAGAGTCTTCCCAGAACATCATCCCAATAGTGGGTGAGCTGGTCAGCTGTGGTGGAGCTTGTAAAGCAGTCCATTGAATTTCCTGTCTTTGATATAGACAAGAGTTCAAATGCAGCCTCAGCCCCTTTAAGGAAAGTAAGCACCTTTATAATATTGCTCATTAAATTTAGTACCGTCTTTGTGT